TATGTTTATAAATATCTTTATAAAAGACATCTAAATTCATGTCGTTTTTTAAATCTCTTAAAAAGATATCTGCGTCTTGAATAGCAGAGCCTGATATTTTATCTCCAGTCTCATTAGAGATTTTATTAGTTACTCTTCTAATAACATCTTGAATTTGATTATCGTTTAAACCTTTACTTTTTGCAAATTGAGTAACCTCATCAACAAAAGATGTTTTATCTAAAGTTAATTTAGAAACAGCATTATTATACTTATTTCTGTAACCAACTAAGATCTGACTAAATAATTCATTTTGATTTAAGTTTTTAAGATCACCTTTTAAAGTAATACCAACTGAGTCTGCAAAATCTTTAAATATTTTTAACTGAAAATCTCTTGATCCTCTTTCAAATGCAGAACTTATAAAGTCTCCAATGACAGGAAGACTGGTTGCTCTTTTTTCAAAGTAATCAAGAATGTTACCAATTAAGGTTCCTTTGTTTGCTTGACCAGGTGTTAATTCAATACCAGCTTCAGTTAGTTTTTTAGCATCAGGATTTCTTAAAGGTAATATTTTACTTAATAGAGATCCTAGGGTTCCAGAAATAACTGAAGTAGTACCGGCATTTTTTAGTCTATCCTCTGTGCCTTCCCCTGTACCAAAACCATAAGCTCCGCCCATACCAGCGTTTTTCATAAAGGTAGTTAATAAGTTTTTACCAACACCAAATCTTGCATAAGGTAAGTTACCAGCCATCTCTGATAAAAAAGATTTACCAAAATTATTTTCTTTAAATTTTTCAAGCTGTTGTCTTTCGTTTTTAAGTGCGTCTGCATAAGTTAAATCTTTATTAAAGGCAGATTTTAAGAATGCATCAATTTCATCTTGTAAACCGAATGTTAATCCTTGACCAACAAAACGATTAATGTTTGCACCAGTGCTGTCAGCTTTAAAATTATTATCTTGTTGAGGTATATCTACTTTAGTTAGACCCATTTGGTATATTCTCCTGACTAAAGATAAAGAATTTGTTTTGAGATTTATCGTAGAACAAATCACCTAATTTAATGTTACCACTGTTATAGGCTTTATCTATTTCTTCATCTGTTCCATATTGTTTAAACATATCACCAAGCTTTCTATCAGCAACATTTCCTATCTCTGCAAAAACCATTGCATCTAATTCACTCATGCCATCTTCAATTGCTTGGTCGTAAGTTTCTTTGTCATAATCAGCATTATTGTTTTTGTTCATTAATGATTTTAATAAAACACCTTTTCGGTTGTAATAATCTGACATAGCCATCATCCCTTTGATGATTAATCTGTTAGATTGTGTATCCTTACCTAAACTCGCAGTAGCTGATAAAAATAAGTTAGCTTCAAAATCAGATGTAGAACCAGATCCAGCTGGTCTCATTCTTGGTACTAAGTAATTCGCCATAGCTTGGAATGATTGTAAATTAGCTACAGTTGCCATTTCTTCTTCTGACAATAATCCTAAACTTGCCATTTTATTTAAAATAGGAAGGAAAGCTTCTTGTAATGCACCAGTTTGAAAATTCTCATCTGATAACTGCATATCTAAGAACTTTAATCTTGGCATCATTTCACGATTTGTAACTAGACTTTCATCTATAAGATTTTTTTGTTCTATCACTCTGCCATAATCCATCTCGTCTTTTTTATTTGGAAAGTTAAATTCAGTAGATGGTGTTTTTTTAGCTAAATATTCTAAGGCTTGAGCTTGGTATTCCGCAGTACCGGGTTTTAAATTAGGATACAAGGTTTGCATATCCTTTTGTAAAGTAGTTCTGTCGTCTTTATTTAAGGCAGAAATTCTATCTGTATATGCTTTATAGATATTTAATTGATAGTCTCTATCCGCAATCATTTTTTCATTAGCTAACATTGATTGATCAGCTTTAGACTTTAGATATGCTTGATAGCCCGGTTGTAGTCTCTCTATAATAGACATCGGTACATTAGAAGATCTCGTGTCAATACCCGCTACAAAGGCTTGGCCCTGAGGAGACACCGCTAAGTTTAGTAAATTGTTTTTATAGTTAGGGGGTACATTAGGGTTATTAGCATTATTAGGCATAGGGGTTAAAGAATTTAATAAACCTCTTTCTGTTAAAGCATTAGCACCGCTCATATTAGGTTGATTGTTATTTGCATCTAAAATGCTATTTCTCATATTCGGTTGAGAAGAAGGAATAGGAAAATTAAAGAAGTTAGGCTGATTAGATGGAACTACTTTGGGTTTACTAAATGAAATTCTGTTCCCTACAGGGGGTGTAATATAATTAGGATTGTTAGGTGTACTTCTAGGCAGATTTTCTAAGGTTGCCAAGATTGCATTAATATCTAATTCAGCCATTAAAAGAACCCTCCAAGTAATCCTCCTAGTAATGCTCCAGTACCTGAACCTAGTCCAATAGTTTTTCCTAGATCAGCACCCATTCCCGCACCTTGTAATATGTTAGCACCAGTGCTTCTATAGACAGGGTTATTGCTTATTTCTTGTGTTGGAACATTAGAACCTAAAGCTCCTAAGTATTGGTTAAGTTTGAAATATGGTTTTTGTTGTTCGTAATCAAAACGATTAATAGAGTCTTGTAGTTTTGCGTAATCTAATTCTTCTTTGGAAGCTCCTACATTAGCGAGAGCTTGTAAATCATTATAATCAGCATCACCTAATCCTGGAGCAACATTTACTGCATCTATCATTCTATCTCTTTCGGCTTGATAATTTCCGTAATAAACTTTATTGGCCAAATCACCTAAAGAGTTCGCTAAGACTTCTTGATTAGCTCCAGAGCCAAATCGACCCGCTTTAGTAAAATAAGAATTAACAGTAGAAGCTACATCTCCCGCCATTTGATTATAAACAGATTGAGCATAAGGATTAGAGGTAGGTGACAAGTAATCACCAGAAAGAATTTTATTTATTTCTGTTTGGGCAGAACCTAATAATGGATTACCCGCTAACGCTCTTTGTTTTGTTAATTCTAAAGCTGTATTTGTTTCAGGTGAAAAATTGACATAAGTAGCGTTTGGATAGAAGTTAGGCATATCACTTTGATAAAGTGATTGAGCATCATCCATTGCAATATCTAAATAGGGCTTGATATAATCCGATGGTTCGCTTTGTGTTGTTGTTGTTACATTAGTGGGGTTTGATGCTTTTGACATAGTTATAAATCCTTACTTAATAAAATTGCTTTCTCCTCGTAGCCTTTTAATTTTTTAACCCAACCTTTTCGACCAGCGACTTCTAGTTGAGTACAATGATTTTTCTTTGCAAATCTTTCTATTACTTCTTGTATTTTCTCTAGCCAATTATCTAAGTTTGTTCCCCCGGCTAAAACATAGCGTAGGATTTTTGCTTTAGGATATTCAGCTATTTCTGTGACCACTGCACTTTCCACACCTTTATTCCAGCTAATAAAAAGTTGAAATCGGTTTTCTTGCAAACCTCGTTCCACATCTATTATATCATAAGTGCCATCTAAGGCTTTGGTCAGTAGTGGTGCAACCTTAGTCCAAATAAGAAAAATATGTTCTTTTGGAACTTTGGTGCAAACATTATCCGATGATAACATAAGATAAATCTTGATCCGTATTGGCAGAGCTAGGGTGATTAACAGTACATGATCCATTTCCTCTATTAGTAATGTAGAGGCCATTTAAGGCTGTTCTAGCATTAGCGGTTTGAGGCATAAAGAGCAGTACGGAGTTTGCACCTATTCTAGCGTCTGTTAATGTGGTTGTTGAAGCAGATGCAGTTAAAGTTATTTCACCGGTACTGTTTATTTTACCATCCATTACATTGTTAATGGTAATAGCACATTGCCGGGCATGAGCTTTAGTATTTGGATTAGAGAGAGGTACAGTTAAAAACTGATTAGCCATTATCTCTTTCCTTCAACTCTAGCTTCTACATCTACACCTGATAGTGTGGAAAAATTTCCACTAACATTAATGCGTAATCGATGATAGCGAGAGGTTGCTCGTAATGGACAATCCCCACTATCTTTTACTGAAACAGCACTACCTTCTGTCACTGCATTCATTTGAGATGATCGATAAATGGGAGTAACAGTTACTGTTGTATTCTCTCCATTCGCATCTACTATCGGTCTAGCATTAATTAATGTAGATCTTTTGTTTTCTATTCCTTCAAATTCTGTGGTATCGACAGTAGCGGATAAAGAGCTACCTAAGAATTTACCAAATTTTTTATTAGAGCTAAAACCAGCAAGGCCGACAACACCTTCGTCATAAAAGAAAGAGTCTAAAGATCGAGGTAAACCATCAAGGTTACCTAATACATCTAATGACTCTAGGGTGTTAAAAGCTTCCTGAGAGGCTGTATTAATAAAATATAAATCTAGTCCAGATCCTGTAGCCCAGCGACCAACAGAATAATTATAAATTAATAATTTATTATTGACTCCGGCTGAACCAGTAGAATTAGATCCTCGATAAGACCAGACAACTATAGAGTTGTTAGGGTCAATCGCACTAAAAACACTTTCTGGTTTAGCAACAAAATCATTAAAAAAGGTGTTATTAATTTTACCTGAACCAATAGGAACTAAATCTTGACCACCTTCTAAAGCATAAAATCCATCTTGAGATAAGAAGTAGATCGTATTACCAAAGGTAGAAATAGATCGAGGAGCAAAGCATCCCACATTTCCAATTTTGTTAAAAGTAAAAATTAATGGAGTTCCTATATACTCCATACGGAATATAGCTTTTTCAAAAAAGATTATTCCAAAACTTTCTGACCCCACAATACCCATTAATCTCCCATGCTCACCGGGAATATCTTGATAGCCGGATTGAGTTGTTTGACTAGGAGTCCAGTCGGAGCTGTCATTTAAAGCTGACCATTTAACTCGTTGGGGATACTCTACGCTTGACTCTTCAGTGTAACCAGCCACCACAAAGTCTCTAACAACAGTTAGATATTTTGCTTTTAATGAAGTTAAATCACTAAATGCAGTATCTGTACCTTCTAAGAATTTTTGGATGTTATCAGCAAAGTTAGTGCCTATAACATTGTCTCCAAATTTAGTAAAGCTCCAGAAGTCTCTTGATCCTTCTGTGGTCGAATTATTATACCCACCTACTTTAGAGACATCTTGGAAGTCTCCATTGTTATCCATCTGGTACAGTTTAGTTTCATCACCAGCATAGTTAGTAATGCCCGTAGCACCAATAGAGGTAAATAAACCAACTGGGGTTGAAGTCAGAGCTGTATCACTTAACTCCACAAACCCGGGGAAACTTTTGTATCCTTCTTTTAAAGGAATAACATTATCGACTTTTAATGCTCCCGTATTTTGGTAAGTCGGAAGATCTGATTGTAAATCTCCAAATTTTATCATTAGACCACCGTATCAGCCGACATTTGTAAAGTTTGAGAAGCTGTTCGACCATTCTCTGAACTTGTATTCGCAATTCTTAAAGACTCTTTATATAACTTAGCCCAGACATCTAATCTTTCGTCTTGCATCAAGAAGGGTGCAGACTCCGCTAAAGAACCATATAAATATAAATCAGGGTAATTAGTAAGAATTGAATTAGTTGTACTACTATCTGATAAGGCAGTTAATTTTTTAAAATAAGCAATCTCTAATGTTTGAGCAGAGTCAGGCTTAACACCTAAATAAATTTTATCACCAATAATAGTAAAGTAAGAAGGCTTACCAGCAGAAACACTTGCATTATAATCTTTGAAAAAATCAAAAGAAGCTTTGTATTGTAATATAGCATACGGACTTGATTGATAGATAATATACTTAGCTTCAATAAATCCTGTAGGCAGAGTATAACCTTGTGTTCCAGAAACTGTTGTAATAGAAGTATCTACTGTTTCCATTTCTCTAACTCGTAGCTCATTATTAATGCGAGACTCGGCCAATGTAATAAAATCCGGGATATAAGATGTTAGGTCATCTCGGTTTAGATAATTAGCAATTGTTGTTTTTAAGTTAGTGAAAC